TATGGTGATTTGAATTTATATGGTTGCGAAAAACTTGAATCATTAGCAGAAAAATTATATGTTGGGGGTGATTTATTTTTAAATCATTGTTATAAATTACAATCATTACCAAAAGGATTAAAAGTCCAAAATAGTTTAAATATTACTTACACAAGTTTAACTAAATACAGTGAAGATGAATTAAAAAAAATGGTTAAGCCTGGATATATTAAAGGTGATATATTAGATGAGGATCCTGAATGGGAAGGAATGTAATTTGCTTTTTAATTCAACTTGTAGTATATTTGTAGCAAAAAAACTATGAACATTAAATCTTGGTTGAACCCCCTAATTAATTCGTTTAAAGAAAACATCTTGGCATTAACTGACCCAACAGAGGATGAAGTTAGATGTAAAAATATTATCTTTAAAATGCTGGACAATCCAGATGCTAAATTTGCATATTCAGCAAAATCACCACAGAGATTAATTTATCTTGAGGATGAGAATATCTTTGTCAATATATATGATAGAGAAATTCATATGATTTATGAGTATGAGTTGTTCAAGTTTTTTATTAATCACCATCAAACACATATTGATATTATCAGCAAATTTGATGATAAAATGCAATCAAAATTTGACACCTTTTACGAGTTATCAAATTATTTAAAAGAAAACTTTTTAATTAAGGTTGAAGCCTTTTAGTTTATTACCTATTTGTACGCTATTCCTCCTTAATCTAAAATTTCCCTAATAATTCTTAATAAACTTTCCTTTGTAACCATTGTTGGTTTATTGCCCGTTCCAGATTTTGGATTCTTTTTTTCGGCTGCTCTTTTCTTTGTACAAGCTGATTTCTTTTCAGCATCACTCATCTTACTAGCAACACCTGCCGCCTTACATTTAGGATATGCACCCTTATCATCAGATTCTCTACCACAGGGGGGGTGCTTGCCATTTGAATCTTTTCTACATATATTAACCCATGGCCCTTTTGGTTGGTTGCTACCTTTTGGCTTTTTCTTATCACCAAACCAAACTCTTAAATCTTCGTTCAAAAATGCTGGCTTATTTTTCATAAATTTTTATAAATAAATATCCTAATAATTTTTTTTTTAAAAAAAAATACATACATTTGCACAAACAAAAAAAAACAAACAAAATGGAAATGACAAAATTTAATCAACTAACTACTGTTGAAAATCATTATGATATTTTTTATAAAATATTAATAGATAATGAAATAATAAGTAGTATAAATGAGTTAAAAATTAAAGATAATTATAACATCTCAAAATTAATTAATAACTACACACTAACTCAGGGGCAATATATTGTAATAGGCAACAAATTAGAAGAAATTATTAAAAATTTTATAGAAAAAATAAGAATTAAAGTATTACCTATTAAACATATGGTGTGCACAAATTCAAATGGGGAGAGTAAAAATATTCAAGTGGATTTGGTTTTTACAATAGGGGACTGTATACATTATTTTGAACTAAAAACAAACTTAAATCTTGATAGTGAAAAAAACAAAGCAACTTATGATAAAATTAATTTAGTAACAGAAGAATTAAAAAAAATATATCCAGATAAAAAAGTTTATGGTAATTTACTTAGCACTTGGTTTAGTAGAAATGATGTCACAAAAAGTAATAAAATAAACATAACTTTTATGGAAGAACTATTTGAGTTAATTGGGGCAAAAATTAGTAGTCAAGAATATTATAATTTAATGAAAATATTTGGTAGTAAACTAATATCAAATAGGGTTTAAATAATAAAATGATAATAACCAATAATTAATAATTCGTTATTAATAATTGGTTATTATCAAATGCTTGACATTATTATCATATCTATTTTTAATATTTGTTGAATATTTTAAATCATATTCTGAAACAATATAATCCTTATACAAATCATATGTAAAATCATCTTTATTTATGATAATCATAACTTTTGCAAATTTCATATTTTTAAATGTATCAAAAAGTTTGAATTGGCTATCTTTGTCAAAACTATTATTATGTGAATATTCCTTAAACTCTCTGGTATAGGGTGGATCAATAAAAATGAATGTATTTTCTGTATCATTATTTATCATAATGTTTTCATATGAATCACAAAAAATTTGTGTTTTAGACAATTTTTCAATATGTTCATCCTTCACATTTATATTAAATGCTTTGTAATTACCATATGGAATATTAAATTCACCACGGCTATTAAATCTACGCATACCATTAAAAGATAGTTGATTAACCAAAAAAAATCTAAATGCCCTATCAATACTACTCAAACTTGTCAATCCATTTTTTCTATCTTTGTTCCTCCATTCATAATATATTAACCCCCTTAACTTTTTTGCTTCAGAAATGCTTATTGTTTTATTTTTCTCCTCATTTGAAATAACACTAATTTCATTTGAAATTGTTTTAACCATAGAAATTATATCATTATAATTACTTTTCAATACATTCAAAAAATTAATAAGGTCATAATCAATATCATTTATGATATTGTCATTAGGATTTAAACTCCAATATACTGCACCACCCCCAAAGAAGGGTTCAACAAACTTATAATCTTTTGTTTCTTTCACAAAATCTGGATAAAACTCTTCAAAAAGTTTAATCTCCTTTCTCTTCCCCCCAGTCCACTTGTAAATAGGAATTAATGACATATTTTTATATTTTATATAAATATAAGCATTTTATGCTAAAAAAACAACCCAGCGTTTGATATGTTGTAAAAAAAAAGGGTTGCAAAAAAATGCAACCCTTCCTATTATATCAATATAAAATTGACTATCTTAACTCATTTAAATCAAATGTTCTAACACCATCAACAGTAATTCTACCATAGAAACGGTTATTAACCATTTTCTTAGCGTAACGTGTCATTATACCTTTGATTGGTGTAAAGTTAAATGGATTATACATTGTTGGTGTTAATTGTAGAGGTACATATGGTGCGTAGATATATCCAGTGTCAAGTAAAGATGTTCCTTTATGACCCATTAAAACTGTGTTTGCAGGGAAGTAAGGATCACGGTAAACTTGGTAACGACCAGCTAATGTACCTACTCTTTCAATACCCATGTTATATTGGTCTTGTTCAGGTGAAGCATTTGATACGTGGAAATATTCCAAATCATCAAAAATTGCACTAACCTCAGAAGAAACAACAATCCAGTTAGCGCCACCCCTTAGAGTTGACTTGTGAATTTGTGCTGATACTTGGTTAATAGTTGTAATTAATGTTTGATTCCAGTCTTTCTGTGTGTAAGGGATAGCGTTTGTACCCAATCTCTTCCAACCATTGTAATCCCAACGTAAATTCCAAGCAGCACCTTTTCTAAGGTCTCTTAAAATTTCTCTGTCAATTTCAGCTGCAATTTGCTCTGATAATAAAGCAGTTAATTCTGCTTCAGCATCAATGTTATGGAATGCAGCAACGTCTTGTGCCATTTCTGGTGACCATTGTGCTCTTAACTTTCTTTCTGTTACAGAAACTGTAACTGATTGTAAATCAAAAGAAACCTCACCAATTTTATCTTCAAATTCTAAATTTTTGTAAATTCTATAAGTTGCAGTAAAATCTGTAGCAGCAGTACCAGCAATAGTTGTAGTAAAACCAGTATAACCATCTAATGAATTCACACCAACTGTTGCTGGTCTTTGTAAATCAACTTCAAGATAAATTACACCAGCAGGTGTTGATAAATCATTAAATGTTCCACCAGCTGTTCTATCATTAGGGAATGTTGATACTCTTTCTCCACCATATTGAACAATACCTTTACCATATTTTTGAGTAACTACTCTAAATAATAATGGATTTCCAATACCAGCTGTAGTTACACCAGAGAATGCACCTCCAGCCGCAGTTGACGCAGATATACTTAAACTAGCTAAGAAACTTTCGTTGTCCATTGGATGACCTTCAGGGCCGATTAATTTACCCGCACCATCACTTGTAAAACCAGACAAAGCTAATAAAACTTTTCTATATTCACCAGCGCTATATCCACTAACTGCTAAATTAACACCACTCCAAATTACAGTAACAGCAGTAGCTGTAACTGCACTAAATTGACCTTTTGAATAATCATAAAGACCTTCTGGGCTCAAACCTGGCTCATTACCTTCATAAAATCTATCATATAGATTTTTACCAGTACCATCGTAACCAGTAGTTGGTGTTTGACCACCTGATGCGCCTGGTGCGCCATAAGGTGAATAATGTGCGCCACTATTTGCTTCTTGAATTTGAGGTACAAAGAAGAATAATTTACCAATTGGTAAATTCATCGCTTGAACTGAAACAATTTCGTTTGCCAATAATTTTGAGAATACTCTCCTAACTATTGGAAACACAACAGTTTCAAATGCACCTGTGTCAGCTGTTGACGCAGCTTCGTTTATTAAATGTGACGCTTGATTTTCATATAATTGCGCTACATTTTCTTTCAAATGACCTTTAAGACCTTCTAAGAATCCTAATTTATTCCATTTGTTAATTGTATCTTCTTTGATAACTTTTAGGTGTTTTAACCCAATATTACCAACAAGACCAGAATCTAATAATGCTCCCATTTTTGTATTATTTTTTTTATTTTTATTTATTAACCTAATTTTGAAATTAAATCTTTCATCCTCAAAAATTGTGGATTTTCATAAGTTTTAGATTCAATTAAGTTAGCAGATGAACCTGTAGATGCAACATTTGTTATTTTTCTATTTACAGATTCATTAATTGTCGGCTCAACACCTTTAGATAATTCATTTTTAATTGAGGAATATAAATTTTTCGATTCTTGTAATGATTGAACATTATCAAAGCGTCTCAAAATATTTATTTTCTCTTTTTTAGTTGTTGAATGTTCAGTAAATAATCTAGTGGCATATGCCAGATTTGCATTAAATACGGCTACTTCAGTTAATTTTTCTCTAAAAATGTTTAATGATTTTTTATAATCATTATTTTTTTGTTTTAAATCAATAACTTGATTTTCTAAAGCCTCTAAATGTAAATTTCTATTTGGTGTTACGCCTTTTCTAAGGCCTCTTCCTTCTTTACTGCCCATAGCGTAAGTTCTTGATGCCTCTTTGGTTTCCTTTCTTTTACCAGTAACTGTTTTCATTTTACCGTTAGTATTTTCGGCATTTGTATCGTACTGGAATTTTGGTTTCCCTCCCCCAACTTTTTTAGGAGCTTCTTTCTTTTTTTCGTCAAAACCTTTTGTTGGCATTTTGTACTTAAACTTAGGACCTTTTTTACCTTCACCTAAATAGTTATAATTCTCACCAATTGTGTCATTTCCACCACCTAAACAACCCATTTCTTGTAAATAAGAATATACATCAGAAATTGTTGCTTTTGGATTCTTTTCTAAATAACTAGCAGTGCTAAAATTAGAACAATCAAAATCTTCTTCATCTTCCATACCCATTTCCATATCATCTTCCATATCCACATCCATTTCATCTTCCATATCCACATCCATTTCATCTTCCATATCAAACTCTTCTTGTTCATCCATTTCAATTTCGTATATAATTTCATCTTTATTTTCAAAGATTTTATCAATTGTTGATTGAGTATCATCTTCGTCTAGTTCCATATCATAATCTTCTTCAACATAATCACCCTCCATATGGTCATCTTCATCTAATTCCATATCATCCTCTTCATCTAGTTCCATATCATAATCTTCTTCAACATAATCACCTTCCATATATTCCTCATCAATATCTGAACCAAAATTTTCTATTTGTTCTCCTAATTTTATTAAATATTCAGAATCAGAATCTTCATCTGTTAATGAAATATCCTCACCATTTTTAGATATGATAATACCATCATCACCATCCATAGCTTTAAATACTTTTAAAAGTTCACTTTGTGAAGCCCCCCTCATGTCAATGACATCATCATCCATTTCCATACCATCCTCATCTTCCATTTCATAGTCATCTTCATCATCCATGCCCATTTCCATATCATCTTCATCATCCATATCCATTTCCATATCATCTTCAGAATCCATATCCATTTCCATATCATCTTCAGAATCCATATCTATATCCATTTCATCTTCATCTTCTTGCTCATTTAATGATTCCTTAACTAGTTCGTTGATTTCTTCCTTCATTGTTGAAGAAAGTATTCCTTTTGCGCTTTCTGAAAGTACATCTTCAATTTGTTTCATTTGAATTAGTGCTTCTTCTACTAAATTTTTTTCAGGTTGCATAGTTTTTTATTTATTTTTATAATAAATATATCAAAAAACAAAAAAGTTACTGATTATCAATATTTTTTTTAAAATAAAAAAACCCCTAACATTATTTATGCTAGGGGTTTACGATAAAAGTTATTTGTTTTAAACAAAAACCTCATCAATTTTTGATTCTGAAACTGCTGTTATTCTCCAATCTTGGGAAAAGTTTTTATACT